CTACCCCCACATATTTTTAAAATTTCATAGGTCTAACTATGGCAGCACAGGCTGCGGCTCATTAAGTTAATATAAGTATTTATTGTTTTGGAAATAAAGCAATATATAATTGCAATAGGAATGGGGTACTACTCTTTTCCCCTGTGTCTAAATAGTAAAATAACATACTTTTTTATTTTATGCAATAGTGTTATAATAAATTTGTAAATAAAAAAGGAATAATAAATGTATGAACTATTTGTACTAGCTTGTCTAGTATCTAACCCAACTCAATGTGTAACCCTAGAAGATTTATATAGTCCACATGACACCCATGATAAATGCTTAACAAGAGCATATGTTATTTCACATGAAATACCTGAGTATCTACCACAATATTATGCTAAAGCATATAAGTGTTTGGATATGTCTAAAGAAGGTAGTAAAATAAATACATAATGGAAGCAGCAACTAATCTAGAAAACTACCTAGATTTTAAATTAAACTTAGATACATATACTAATTTAAGAGCAAAGGATGATTTCCTTACATTTGTAAAGATATTTGCTCCTACTCTTGTATCTGATTTTAAGATGGGTAGACATATAAAGCTATTATGTCAAAAGCTACAGGGTGTAGTAGATGGTGACATAAAGAGACTTATGGTATTCCTACCACCTCGTTCCTCTAAATCTTTAATATGTAGTAAATTATTTCCTGCATGGTATATAGGAAACTTTTCAAACCATGAAATAATGTCAGTATCTCACAGTGACCAACTTGCATCTGACTTTGGTAGAACTGTAAGAGACATAGTTAACACTGAAAAGTTCCAAAGAATATTTAAAGGTGTTGCATTACGTAGTGATGTTAAGGCAGCAGGTAAATGGAAAACTAATAAGAATGGTTCATACTACGCAGCAGGTGTCCGGAGTCAGGTTGCTGGTAGGGGTGCAAATGTTGCACTGCTTGATGACGTTATGTCAGAAGAAGATTCATTTAGTCAGACAGGTAGAAAGTATATTAAGGAGTGGTATCCTGCAGGTTTAAGAACTAGACTTATGCCAAATGGTTCAATTATTATTATTAATACTAGATATCACTATGATGACTTATGTGGATGGTTACTAAAACAGGAAAAGACTGCAGAGCAGAATACATATTCATGGGAAGTAATTAGTATTCCTGCATGGTTAAATGAGGAAGCAGCAGAGTTACTAGATTTACCTGTAGGTAGTTCCTACTTTCCTGAGTGGAAATCTGATAAGATACTAAAAATAGATGAAGAAGAAATAAGAGCAAGTAATGGTGCAAGGTATTGGAACTCATTATATATGCAAGACCCATCTCCTGATGATGGTGGTATTATTAAAAAGAAATATATACAGTGGTGGGAGTATGATGAACCACCTGAGTGTCAGTTTATAATACAGACATATGATACTGCATTTAGTACAAGTAGAACTGCAGACTTTAGTGTGATACAAACATGGGGAATATTTAATGACTATGACGAGGATGATGGTTTTTCATCTCATTTAATATTACTAGGTAATACTAAAGGTAGATATGAATATCCTGAACTTAGGCGAATTGCCCAAGACTTGTATAAAGAGTTTAAACCTGACGTATGTATAATAGAAAGAAAGGCAAGTGGACAGTCACTAATACAAGATATGCGTAGAGCAGGACTGCCTGTATTAGACTACCTGCCTGATAAGGACAAGATTGCAAGAGTATATGCATCTACACCAATGATGGAAGCAGGAAGAGTATGGTTACCTAAAAATAAAGTATGGGCAGATGATTTGTTTTCTGAGTGTATGTCATTTCCAAATGGTTCACATGATGACCAAGTAGACTGTTTAAGTATGGCAATACATTATATGAAAGATAGTTGGAACTTAACACATCCTGAAGACCCTTCATGGGAAGATGATGGAAGTAAAAGAGACAAAAGAGTTGCATACTGGCGAGTATAACAGTATAATGGAGATATTCAAATATAATCCTGTTACATACTGTTTTGAATGTGGTGCAAAGAAATACAGTAGTTATTGTAAGTGTAGTAAACTGCCTATTAAAATAGGTAAGGCTAAATTAATTGATATTGAATTTTTAAAGTTTAAAAAAAATTTAAAGAGGGAAGAGAATGGCAGTAGAGAAGAACCCAAACGAAGAAAAGAACCAAACAAACATTATCAATCTAGACCTAGAAAAGGAAAAAAGAACTGATAATGTTAACTTTGAACTTGACCCTGAAACAGGTGAGTTAGAAGTTGAGTTTGGTGAATTAGATTTTGACCCTGAAGAAGCAGAGGTAGCTGAAACTTTTTATGAAAATCTTGCAGACCAAATGGAAGAAGAAGATTTACAGGACATTGCAAATACTGTAATAGAAAAATATGATGCAGATAAAGCTTCAAGGTCAGAGTGGGAGTCAATGTTTGAAAGAGGGTTTGACTTACTTGGTTTAAAACTAGAAGATACTACTGAGCCTTTTGAAGGTGCAGCAACTGCAGTACATCCACTACTTATTGAATCTGCAGTTAAGTTTCAGAGTAAAGCAAGTGGAGAGTTATTTCCATCTAAAGGACCTGTAAAAGTACAGATACTAGGTGATATTACAGAGTCAAAGCAAAGACAGGCAAATAGAGTACAAAACTTTATGAACTATCAGGTATCAGAACAAATGCCTGAATACTTTGACGAAACAGAAAGAATGTTGTTTCACTTGCCATTACTAGGTTCTGCAGTTAAAAAAATATACTATGATGATTCCTTAAACAGACCTGTTAGTGAATTTGTACCTATTGACCAATTTTATGTATCTTATTATGCAACAGATTTAAGAAGAGCAGATAGATATACTCATATATTATATAGAAGTCCTATAGAACTTGCAAGACAGATTAATGCAGGTATGTATAGAGATGTAGACTTACCTGACCCTGAATTACCAAAGCAATCTGCAATGGCAGAAAAGATGGACACAGTATTAGGTCTTACTCCTTCTACTGACAGTGACCCACAGTATACACTACTAGAACAACACTGTTACCTTGAAATAGAAGATTATGATACTGCCTGTCCATATATTGTAACTATAGAAGAACAGTCACAGAAAGTTTTATCTATTAGAAGAAACTGGAATGAGGATGATAAAACAAAACAAAAGAAAATGTTTTTTACTCATTACAGATTTGTTCCGGGATTTGGTTTTTATGGATTAGGTCTTATACATTTCTTAGGTAATCTTACTATGTCTGCAACTGCAGCAATGAGAAGTTTAATTGATGCAGGACAGTTTGCAAACTTGCAGGGTGGATTTAAGGCAAAGGGTGTTAAGGTTGTAGGAGATAATGACCCTATTGCTCCGGGTGAGTTTAAGGAAGTAGAAGCAACAGGTATGGATTTAAATAAATCTATTGTAATGTTTCCATATAAAGAACCTTCCTCTACATTGTATAATATGATGCAGTATGTAGCAAGTGCAGGTCAGAAATTTGCAGATACTACAGAACAAATTATAAGTGAAGGTTCTAATTATGGTCCTGTAGGTACAACTATGGCACTGCTAGAAGCTTCAAGTAAATTTTTTTCTGCCATACACAAGAGATTACATAAGGCACAAAGAGAAGAATTTAAAGTACTTGCACGAATAGATTCTGAAAGTTTACCTCAAAGATATCCATATGATGTTCCGGGTGAATCTTCAGAAATATTTAGAATGGATTTTGACGATAAGATTGACATTATTCCTGTAAGTGACCCTAATATTCCGTCATCTGCACATAGACTAATGATGACAAACATGGCAATGCAGTTAGCACAGAACGCACCTCCGGGTATGTTTAATATGGAAGAATTAAATAGAACTCTTCTTAATGCTGCAAATATTCCTAACTTGGAAAACATATTGCCTGATAAACCTAAACCAATGCCACTTGACCCTGTTACAGATATTGAAGCAGCTACAAAAGGTTTACCTATAAAGGCATTTGCAGGTCAGAACCATGATGCCCACATTCAAATAAAAACTATGTTTTTACAAGACCCTGCAAATGGTGGCAACCCTATTATGCAAAGAGTAAGTCCAGTACTTCAGGCAAATATACAAGAGCATATTGTAATGAAGTATCAGGAGCAAGTTAATGGTATAACTAAGTCAATGATGGCTCAAGCTCCTCAAGGTGGTCAAGACCCTAGAGTTGTAGAGCAGGTAATGGCACAGGCAGCACAACAAGTTATGGTTGCTAATCAGGCACAGGCTCAAAGAGGTGGAAGTCCTGAACAACAAATGGTACAGATGGAAGCTCAAAGACTTGGATTAGAAAAAGAAAAGATACAAGCTAATATTGCTAAAGAAGCTTCTGAGGGTGCATTAAAGAATAGAGACCTTGACTTAAAAGAGCAAAAGATTGCACTTGATGCTTATAAAATAGGAGCAGAAGGATTACTTAAAGCAGAAGAAAAAGATAAGGATAGGAACACCCAACAGGCAATTAATGCAGTTAAGATGCTTGTGGAAATGATAAAACAGGGTGACAGTATTCAAAGTGCAGAAAGTATGAAAACTTCTGACGTATTAATTAAAATGTTGGAAGATGCAAAAAAAGAAAGAAATTGAAAATAAAATTAATAAAATAATAGAAGATTACATATTACCTAGTGTTCAGATGCATGGTGGTCATGTTGAATTACAATCTTTTAAAGATGGTATAGTAACAGTATTTTTAAGTGGTGCGTGTAGTGGATGTGCAATGTCTACACAAACATTAAAAATGGGAATAGAAAATATGTTAAAACATTATATACCTGAAGTGTTAGCAGTTGAAGGTATAGAAGACCCTAATTCTACAGTGAGTCCATATTATCAATGACATTAAAAGCCTTGACATATTTAAAACTATCTAGTATAATATGTAATATAGGAAATTATTTTTGGCATCTCCATGTTAAAGAGATACGTAAAGGACAAAATGTTATCAGAAGAAATTAATAAAACACTAGAAAAAGAAATTGAAACAATAAAAAATTCCCTTGCATATGGTTCAGCTTCAGATTATCATACGTATATGAACTGCGTAGGTCGCATTGCAGGTATTGAATGGGCAAAAGCAGAGATTAAAAATATAACTAAAAGAATATTAGATGAAGAGGATGACTAATGCAACAACCAAGTATGGGAAATGCAACTAAAAATGATGTGTGGATAACAGAAGTACACGCAAAAGACCCTGATGTGCTACCAAGTATTCCGGGTTTTCATATTCTTGTAAGACCTATATCAGTAAAAGAAAAAACAAAAGGTGGTTTATACTTACCTGATTCGGTAAAGAATGACATATCTTACTTAACAACAGTAGGAAAAGTGCTTTCAGTAGGAGACTCAGCTTATTTAGATGAAGTAAAGTTTCCAAAAGGAGCATGGTGTAAAGAAGGAGACTATGTGTGTTATGGTAAACATTCAGGTCAAAAGTTTTTTTATAAAGGTATAAAACTAATTTTGTTATATGATGACCAAATTTCTATGGTTGTGGAAAATCCAAAAGATTTAGACCCTACATATAACTTAACAAATTAATTTAATACTTGCACTTGCAAACTAAATTAAATTAATATATAATAAAAAATATGCGTAAACTTAGTTTCGCAAACTATGGAGAAATATATGACACCAGATAATGAGTGGTCTACGATTGATACTTCACAATCGCAAAATAAGGAAGAAGATAAGGTAGAGTTTGAAATAGAGGGTCAAGAAGAAGTTGTAGAAGAAAAACCTCAACAACCTGAAGTTGAAACAAAACCTGAAACAGAAGACGTTAAACCTGAGAAAAAACCTGAAATAAATTCTTCAGGAGCAGAAAAAAGAATAAGGCAATTAGTTCGTCAGAAAAAAGAACGAGAAGAACAAATTGACCAACTTATTGCAAAACAGGCAGAGCTTGAAGAAAAACTAAAAGCTCAACAAAAAAATGCAGAAACTTCTTTTACTAAGAATTTTGAAACGACTGAAGAGCAAATTAAAAGTCGTATTGAAATGGCAAAAGATGTTTACAAACAGGCACTAGAGTCAGGAGACTCAGCCTTAATTGTTAATGCACAGGAAAATTTAAATAATGCTCAAAAT